TATATATATATATTTATATATATATATATATATATATATATATAAGAAAGAGAGAGGTGTGTGGAGAGAGAGTATATATATGTGTGGGGTCTGTTTTTATAAAAAAAAAAAAAAAAAAAAAAATTAAAAAAATAAATAAAAAAAAAAAAAAAAAAATAATTAAATATTTAAAATCAAATAAAAAATATAATTTAACATTTATTCAAGACGGTTCTGATAAACAAATAAGTATTAATGATGGAAATAAAAAAATAATTACAGGTAATTATTATTTTTATGGTATATATCAACAAGACACTAAATTATGGATATGGGCTTCATCAATACCAGGTGTTGATACTAAAAATATAGAAAATATAAAAAAAATAAAATCATTTAATTATTTATTTGAATCAAGTGATAATATTAAAATGAATTTTTATTATCAATTATTAACTCAAGATGTTCTAATATTATTAAATAATAAAATGATAATGTGGATTAATGAATTATTATTATATTTATCAGATTCAATAACTATTTTTAATCCACTTAATTCTGATTCAAATATACAATTTATTTCATTATCAAAAATTAATGAAACATATATTTAAAAATATTTATAATTTTTTTGTATTTAAAATTTTTATTATTTTTTTTTTATCTTTTGATGTTAATTTATTAAAATCTGTTGTTTTATCGATTTTTAAACATAATTCAATTTCTTTAATTGTTATTTCTTTTTTATAACCATTTAATATATCAATTAATAGCTCTTCTTTATCATTTTCAATAAAATGATTACATATTTTATTAAGCATTAATATTTCTAAATTTGATTTATTATTAATAATTTTTGATAAATTTAAAATATTTTTACGATTAATATTTTTTAATGATGTTTTATTTAAATCTAAACTGAATTTAATTTTATCATTATCTAAATCATAATTAGTTAAATTTTTATTAACCCAATATGATGTATTATAACATGTAAAAAAACCATGTATATTTTGTAAATACCAATTTTGGTCTGTGTAAATACTTGTTTCAATATTATCGCCTTGTACAAGTGAATCAGAAATTTTTATAATATTATTCCATAAATTATCTGATTTATATAATAGTTTTTTAATATAATTTTCATGTATCATTAATGGCAATAATACTTTTTCTGATTCATAATATTTAAGAGTAGTATCATAATCTAAATTATTATTTAATATTTTATTTGTTGAATCAAATAATCCTATATTTATATTTTTTTCTTTTGATTTACTAATAAATTCTGTTATTTGTTTTATTTTAATTTTACCACCAATATTGTGATATGATAATTCTTGTAATAAATTAATTAAACGTCTAATATCATATTGAGAATATGTAATAATATTATCTAAAATTTTACTTGATGAGAATGTAATATTTTCATTTTTACATATTCTCAATATTAATTTTTTAATATCTTGAATATCTGGTATCGTAAATGGTACTTCAGTACATCCTTTTTTTAATTCAGTTAATAATTTAGAATGTTGATTATTTGAAATAAATATTAATGGAAAACTTTTAAATTTATTATTTTGTTTATATATATCCATAATAAATTTTTTTTCACTTACAAGTGTTATATTTTCAATATTATCAATTATTATTGCAACTTTTTTATTATTATTTAAATTTATTTTTGAATAAACAGAATTATTAAAATTATAATAATCATCAAAATCATTAGAATCTCGATGTTCTTTAATATCCATTGGATTAATAATTCTAACAATATAATTTAATTTTTTTAAAATTAATTCAATGCTTACTGATTTACCAATACCATGTGATCCTGATATAATTATCCCATGATTATTATTTATAATATTATGCAGCCAATCTGTAATAAAATTTATATTATTGCTATTACCAATAATTTCTTCAACATTAGTTGGTTTATATTTATTTATCCACAAATAAGTCATAATTAATAATATTAAAAAATAATTCTTTAATTAATTTAAAAAAACTTTAAAAATATAATTTCTAAATCTTAATATATAACAATGGATTCTGGTTCTGAACAGATAAGAAATGGTAATAATGAAAATAACAGCGATAAAGTTAAAAATGCTGTTTCAAAAATTTTTAAACAAATGAATAAATCTAATAAAACAAAGGTTGATATTGCCAAATTAAGTAACGAATATGGAACTATTGAAATGGCGGCTGCCATTCAACAAGCTTGGGGAGATAAACTTAATTATATTAATAAAAAATCTAAAAAATTCGCACAATTAATCCGTGGTAGATACAGCGACAGCAGTCTTCCATTTCATATTATTTTAGAAAAAGCTAGATTATTTAAAAGTAAATATGGTTTATCCGAAGACGAATTTTCTCAATTTCAACGTATTTACGAACAAGAATTAATTGGATTAAAAAGTTCCGAAGTTATTACCCCTGCTACTAATATGATGAAAATATTGGGGTCTGTGTCGTTAGATATTAAGCCTTTTAATAATTCATTAAATGATCATGACGCAAAGATTTTACAAGATATTGTAAAATTACACGCATCTTCAAAGGCATTACACGCACAAGTTATATTACAATCTGTACAGTATGAAGATTGTGCGTACGAGGCAGTTACAGGTGGATTTAAAAGAGAACTTGGACACAGACCAAGCGAATCTATTCATGCTGTTGTAGCTGCGTTATTTATACCAAAATTTGATGTCATTGAATCTCACTTTTTACATTCCAACATTACATCTATTGTTAGATCAAGATTTAATTCTGAACCTTTGACCACAAAATCTGATTATGAATTATTTTATGCATTAACAAATGATCCAAATGATATTATCTGTAATAATGATTCGTCTATCCATGATTTATATAACAGAGCTCTTATTCAAAATCAATTATGGAATGCAGTTCTCAATTTAAGAAACGGACAATATTATGGCAGCCAATTCAGTAATTTCGTTAGTTCAATAGATATGTGCAAACTTAATAAATATGATACTCCTGATTTAGTATATGGACGATATGATGGTACCGTTCTTAAAAGATTAATATCTGCATTTTCGTTCAGACCAACTATTGTTTCTACAATGCCATTATTCTCCCCATTAATTGTTAACGTCAATCCGTACCAACAAAACATCAGACCAGTTGTAACTAATGTTTCTATGATTAATTTAAAACTCCCGCCCGTATTAAATAATTCAACCCCTGTCGACTTGAAGGATTCGTTAGAATCATCTCAATTATTTTTAGAAAATGGTGTTATTACTTCTCGTAATACTAGCATTATATATTCAAAAGGTGTTTTAATATTTTATATTGATAGACGTACTAATATTGTACGCCCTCAAGATATGCAACCATTTAATATTAATCGATTACCATTAACTATATCTGGATTCGAGCGCTTAAATGATCGTGAAGTCAATTTCGATACACAGATCACCATTAGTAAAGATATATACCAACTTAGATCGGTCGTTGTAGCAGAATTAAATACTGGTTCATTCGTAGACAAAAATATTGTTATTGGATCGTCAACCTTACTCATGAAGCATTCCGATAACAATACAAGCTTTCGTGATGAATATTTAATTTATGACCCAATAAATGTATATGACACAATTCCTGGAATCATGGGAGCACCAACAATACGCCCACCTATTAGACAACTTCATCGTGACAATGTTCAAGATTCTTTAAGTTTTACTACCATGGCTAACAAGAGAGGTATTATATTTATTTATGCCTTGGTAAGTGATAACAGTGGTGGTGAAATACATATGTAAATAAACATTGTAATAAAATAATGTTAAATAAAAATTAAAATAATTTAATTTTTAATAAACATATTAATTAATTAATTAATTAAAAAGTAGTTGTTACCGATGATAATAATGTATTATTATTATTACTTGTTGGTAATGACAATAATTCACGTGGAGTATTTATAACACGTAAAAACTCTTTTCTTTGTGTAATTTGTGTTATAACGTTTGGTAATATTTGTCCGACAACCAAACAATTTAAATCACTAATTTGTTTAGCAATATCGTATGGTAAATGTTTTGCATATTCCAAAAATGTATATCTCATAACAATTATTAAATCTTCTCGTTTTTGAGGTGATATTTTAAATTCACCGTTTGTTTTCTTAAAAACACTTAATATTAATTGTTTATTAATTAACTCAATATTTTCGTGAGAAAAAAATATTGTCTCTAAATTTCCTTGTTCGCATTCACTTATTCTTACTTGGTTTTTAATCATTTGATTTTGAGAACTAGCAGTTGTTTCATTATCCCAAAAAAAAGCAATAGGCATTTCTTGCATTGAAAATTTTTTATTTTCTGAATTCATTATTATTATTATATAGAAAAAAATTATATTATATTATCTAAATTATATGTTTCGTAAATATGTTTATCATCATATTTCATTCTACTATTATATTATCTAAATTATATGTTTCGTAAATATGTTTATCATCATATTTCATTCTACTATTTGATGCTGGTATTATCTTTTCATTTTCAGGATATCCAATTAATGAACCAGGATATATACTCTTTCTTATATATTTATCATGTTCTTTAACTATTATTTCTTTTCGAAATTGACAATTTGGGCAGTCATTAAGATAAATAACCCATTCATATTCGTCAAATCGTTTTTCATAAACCATTAAATTCCCTTTCATAAAATTTGGTTTAGATGTTTTATTTATATTTTCTTTTTCACTTTTTAATAATAATGTACCTACTCTATTATGTATAAATTCTGAAAAAAATGTTGGAATTAAATTTGATATTTGTGTATCATCATTAATTGAATTATGAATTTTACCAATAAGATCAATAATATCTTGGTCTGGTTTGCATCCTCCATCTACACTAAATTCTTGTCTAAAATTATTAGGATTTATTACATTTTTGAATTGATCTATAATATTTTTATCAAGTTGTGTTTGATCATAAAAATCATTCTTTACATAAATTTTTCCATATATTTTAAATTGTTGTTTTGTTTTTGTATCTTGTGTTGTAGGTAATGTAGTATTAATATCTGAAAATTGAGAATCAACCATTAATATATATCCATGATTTGGAATGTAGTAATCTACATTATCTACTTTATAAATCCACGAACCAATTGAATTATAATCAGTAAATATATCTTTTATAAAAATATTTTTTTTTAATGAAAAATTTTCAATTAAAATTCCTGATTTTTGTAAAACAGCACACGCATAAACTAATTGAAATAATATTGATTTCCATACATCTGGTGTATGATACCCTGTTGAAACCATTTTTCTAATTGTTCCAAATTTTTCATATACAGATCCAGACCATTGTAATATATTTGTTGTAGGTGCTTCAGTTAATAATATTAATACTTTCCCAGAATTTTCTGTTAAATCTTCAACTGGCTCATCACTATCAGTTATTTTAAATTGTTTTCTTAAGTTTTCAATAGTTTCCCTATATAATTTTCCAATATTTTCTATATTTAAATCACGTTCCTCGCCAAAAAATATTTCGTCTGTTCTATTCACTTTAATACGTGTCTCTTCATCTAATTTAATTTTAATATTGTGATACATATCTTGAAGTTTTTCTTTTTCAGTGACTTTTGGTAATATTAATGATAATTGTCCTAAAGATTTTTTAATACTATGTAATTTATTTATTTTTTGTTGATTTTTAATTAAAATATTTGTGTCTTGTTTAAGTTGAACATTCTTTTTAATTAATTCTATTTTATCCCAATCTAGTCTTGATTTAGTGTCAATTTTATATAAATATGGACTAATAAAATTAGGTGATACTTTATTTCTTACAATACAATCTTTAACCCAATTATAATACTTTATTTCACGCCATAAATCAAAATTCTCATCTGTTATATCTGAACTAATACTTTTACATTTAACAGCACCATTTGTCATTTTATACATTCGCACATTCATACCCATTGATTGTTTTGCTATTTCTATTTGTGATTTATCACTATATCTAATTGGATATGCTGCTTTATATAATAAGAAATCTTTTGATAAATCGTGATATGGATTACTTTTTGTTGAATAAGGATTACAATCCATTACTTTTATATATGATAATAACGAGCTTGTGCCACCAGTTATATCCATATCTTCGCCATCGTGGTTATCAATTATTGTATTTTTTAAAAAGTTAGATAATTGAATTCTTTCATATATTGTCAGAGCAGAATAAACGTGTGGTTGTCCTGGTAACATATCTTCGTATATTCTATTTATCATGGAATGATTTCCAATAGGATTTGATAAACTAATATTATATACTTTTTGAATTGGTGGTTGACTTAATATATTCGAATAAGGTAACACGTTACCCATAAAGTCAGCTTGTGCTGGAACATGTGTTTCTGGAAATGCTGGTCTTTTTTCTGGTTTAGTTGTATCATATATTTTTTGTTCTAAAAGAACTGGTTGTTCTCTTGCAGGAGGAGTTTCAGCTTTTTTTTTTATAAATGTTTGTTGTTCATCATTTGAAATAAATGGAGTATTTTTTTCTTTATTATATGGTGGTTTTTCATATGTTCCGCCACCACCACCAATTAATACCTTATCCTTTTTTATTCTTAATCTATTTATTTTACCAAACGATTCTTCTTTTTTTATAATTCTTTTCTTTGTCATTATATTTATAATAGAATTTATTTTTTTTTGACTTCCTAATGTAGAAAAATTATCAGAATTCATATAAGTTTCAATTATTTTATGTTTTCCCATCAAGTATTGATTATTACTAATTGATGTTTTTGATGTTGTTGAATTCATTTTTCTATAATTATTAAAATATTTATCATAAAGTAAATCTTTAGGTTTGATTATTTCAATATTATTAAATTTTTTTCTATTTTTTTCTGGTATGTATTTATTAAAAAATTCTATAGTTTCTAAATCACATTGGTCAATATCATTTAATAATAATTCATTCATAAATGTATATAAATCATAATATTGATTTGGTTTATATTTTTTATTATCATAATATTTTGGTATTATTGATTTTTCAAAATTTGTGATTTTAATATCAAATCCAATATTTGGTAAATAAAATTTATCATTTTTAAATCCATCATATTCTACATAATCATCGTTTGTCTTTTTTAAATATACAAAAATATTTGTTAATAATAAATTATTGTGTTGGAAACCAATAAATTCCTTTTGTAAAACTGCTAGTGTGTGAATTACTTGAAATAATAATCCCTTATAATTACATTTATTTTTTTTGAGGTAATCGTTTAATGTAATACTTGAGAAAAAGTGCTCCCTTAATTGCAAACAACATACATCTTGTATAATATTATTATTAATTAAATCTTTAATTTTAGTTGTATATTCACTATCATTTACAATTTTTACAATTTCCGTAATTGGTATATCAATATTTATAAATGGTAATATTAAATGTTTTGTTTTATTATTTAAAATTAATTCAGATAATAAATATGAAAATAAGGAATCATTATTTATTGGAGAATTATGTAAATCATTTTTATTTTCTTTCATGGTATAAAAACTTATTTTAATTGTAGTCGGAAATTGATCTGAATATTTCTTAAAATATATTTTATAATTAATTTCATCAAATAATAATATTTTAAAACTACCTTTTAAAATATTTGTTTTATTTGATTCATAAAAAAGAATTTCATCATCATTTACTGATTCAGGAATAGATAATTTAATATCGTCTATACTAACTTTACCTAATGTAATTTTGTCTATTGAGAAACAATTTTTTGTATTTTGATTATATACAAAATCGTATAGTAAATTAATTTTATCATTTAAATTCATATATTTATTATATACTATATATTTATTTTATATTATAATTATTAAATAAGTATAATAATCTAATAATATAACTTTCAAAATGAATAATTTGACGAGTACCACGTGATAATAATTCTTCGTGTATTGAGGTGATATTAATTATGTTATATTTTAATTGTAAATCATTATTTATTCTTAATAATTTAATCATTATATTTCGTATAATTAATTGTGTTGGTATATTCGTAATAAATAATATATAAAATTGTTCTCGTATATTTTTTAGTAATATTAATAATTTTTTATTATTAATTATTTTAAAATTATTAATATTAATAATTATTAAATTAATAATTTCATCCCAACTTTTTGTATAATTAATATTATGTTTATGTATTTCAAGCAACCATAACGCATGAGTTATTTTATTATCAGAATTATTTATTATATTTTTTAATTTTATTAAGGGTACATTAATTTTTTCTTTAAAAGATATACAAAGTATTGTTTCTAATATTTGTTCTTTTGTTGGCAATGGTATACGTATTAATAAACATCTTGATCTGATTGGTTCAATTATTTTTGATAATTGATCTGATATTAAAATAAATTTACATATATTTGAATATTTTTCCATGGTTTGTCTTAAAGATGCTTGAGCAATATAAGATAAATTATCTATTTTATTAATTACAACTATTTTTAATAATTTCCTATTTTTTATTATATTTAACAATTCCGATTTAGCATAATCTTGAATAATATCTTGAATTAAATATTTATCAAATCCGTTTGTATTTGGTTCAATTATAATATGATGTTTAGATTGTTTTATCATTATTTTAGTTTTAGTATTTGAATATCCAGAAACAGTATATTCTACTTCTTTTAATTCAATACTATGTTTACCAAAAATCCTTTCTAATAATTGATTTACTAATTGTTCTTTACCACACCCAATATTCCCATACATAATTAAATGCATAAAATTTGAATATTGCCAATTTTTATTATTTATGTTACTTAGTGCTTGACGCAATTCATTATTAGGAATATTAAAAATAGAACTGTTATATGTATTGTTATGATTATCAAATCGATTGATTATTTTATCGATTATTTTTTTATGATAAGTTATATACTTGGAATCATTATAATATTTATCTACCAAAAACATATTTTATATTATTATAATAAAATAAAATATGTTTAAGTATTATTACATCATAAAAATTGATTTTAAAATATCGTAATTAATATCTTTGTTATCTTTAAAGAGAATGATTTTAATATTAGATAACTATTTATCTAAATATTGGATTGATAATGATATACAAGATTGTAGTAATAACATTGATGATGATATTAATATTGATATTGATGATGATGATATTGTTATTGATGATGATATTGTTATTGATGATAATATTAATGATAATGTTATTGAGGATAAACAATTTATTAAAAATAATCCAAATATATTTAAAAATAATCCAAATATAGTTAAAAAGAATATAAATATAGTTAATAAAAATCCAAATATAGTTAAAAAGAATATAAATATAGTTAATAAAAATCCAAATATATTTAAAAATAATCCAAATATAGTTAATAAGAATATAGTTAATAAGAATCCAAATATAGTTAATAAAACAAATTATGAAATATCATTACCTAAATTAAAAAATTTATTATAAAAAATTGAAAGTTTATTGTAATAATTTATAATAATTATAATAAAACAAAATAATGCGGTACATAAATACAGAAATTAACACATTACTTGAAGAATTAAATTCATATATAATATCACCAAAATTAAATAATTTTAATATTCATCAATTACAAATTGATAAAAAAATTATAAATACAAAAATTGGGGTTCTAGATTTATTAATTCAAAAAAAACCAATAAATATAATAATTTATAATGAACCATTTATTAATATTAAAACTAATATTAAATGTATAAAATGCGAACGTATTGCTGAATATCATAATATAAATAATGAATTATATTGTTGGTTCCATGTTCAACATATATAGATTATTTTTATTGTTTAATATATAATTGTATTAAAAAAAATTTATATATTATATTAATAATGTCTACAAAAGAAGTTAAATTCGGTGCAACTAAATTACCAATTAAAAAATTTGATATTAGTACAATGGCAGATCATTGTACTGTTGCTGCAATTGCGAAACGAAGAACTGGAAAATCTTTTTTAATAAAAGAAATTATGTATCAAAAAAGACACATATCTGCAGCTATTGCTATTAGTAAAACAGAAAAATTAAATTCATTTTATTCAGATTTTATTCCAAGTAGTTATATTTATTCTGACTATAGTAGTGATATATTAACAAGAGTATATGATAGACAAAGTAAGATGTGTGAAGATAATAAAAATAGAATTAAAAATAACATTAAACCTAAAGACGACGCACTTATGTTAATTATGGATGATTGTATGAGTTCAAAAGGGACTTGGCTTAAAGATCCTAATATTTTAGAACTTTTTTTTAATGGAAGACATCATCATTTATCATTTATATTAACAATGCAGTATGCAGTCGGTATTCCACCAGAATTAAGATCAAATTTTGATTATATTTTTTTATTAGCAGAAGATATTATTTCAAATAGAAAAAGATTATATGAACAATATGCTGGAATGTTTCCAACTTTTGATATATTTCAACAGGTTTTTTCGGATATTACAGATAATTATGGTATTATGGTTATCAATAATACTATTCATAGTAAAGATATAACAGATAAAGTATTTTGGTATAAAGCAAGAGAAGTCCCAAAATATAAAATTGGATGCAATAAATATAATAAATTTCATAAATTAGAATTTGATAATAAATGGGATAAACGTATTGACGTATTTAATCCAGAAAGTTTATTCTCAAATAAAAAAAATTTATTGAGAATTGTTGTTGATAAACAACGTTAAAATAATTTTTATAAATAATAATTATTATTTATAAAATATTTAATGTATTTAGTTTAGTTATCTGTTTCAATAATAGTTGGTGGTGCAAGTTTAGTCTCAAATTGACCCATTTGATCAGTATAAACTTTGATTTCTTTTTCCAAGTCATCTTTTTTGATTTTAAATTCTTTAATTTGTTCTTCAATACTTTTCATACTAGATTCTAAATTAATGACTTTATCAGATTCGTTATTATTACGTGCATCAACCAAATTAGATGCGGTTTCATCCCTTAATGTTTGTTTATTTAGTAAATTATCAACAATTGTTTCTCTCATTTTTTCACTTTTTCTTTGTTCGTGATAAATTTTAGTTTTTTCTTGATTTTCAACAAAATTTTTCATAATGTTATTTAATTCATCGTTTTGATATTCTGATTTATCAATTGTTTCAGAATCAGGATCTGGATCATATGGTAACCACTTTCCCATTTCTCCAACAAAAACATTAAAATAAGGATCTGCTGATTGAAGTTTCTTTGCATGCGCACATGCATTATCATAAGTAGAAAATGCACCACGAATTTTTACACCTGTTATTGATGATTTTTTTTCAATATCTGATAGAAAACTAACACAAATAAATTGTTGGTCAGATTTTACCATTGAATCTTCTGTTAAATAATCAGTTGTCATAATATAATATTAATAATATAACTAATCTTTAGATATTTTTAAAAATAATTTTTATATAATTGGGTATTTCATTTGATATACTTGACCACTATGTATTTTTTTTAGATGACAATTCTTTTTTAGATGACAAGTTTTTTAAAATTTTTATTGTACCATTAAATACCCCTCCAATTATTCCTGTGATAAACTTTACAAAATCTGGAATACTTTTTGGTGCAACTATATTAAAGACATATATAATAAACATTACAAAAATAAAACCTCCAAACCATTTTCTATGTTTATAAAAATATCTTGCTAACTTAAATAATTCATCTATTGGTTTGAATTTTTTAAATTTTTTATTATCTTCCTTTTCAGCTTTATTTTCTTCTTTTTCTTCTCTTTTAACACGTTCTTCATCAGTTTCATTGCTCATAATTATATCCCTCTCTGATGCCTTTCTCTCTATCTTTATTTCTTTTTTCTTTTCTTTCTTTTCTTTTTTCTTTTCTTTCTTTTCTTTTTTATTTTCTTTCTTTTCTTTTTTATTTTCTTTCTTTTCTTTTTTCTTTCCAAACGATTCAACTATTTGTTCGTTATTAAACGGTTCAACTATTTGTTCGTTATTAAACGGTTCAACTATTTGTTCGTTATTAAACGGTTCAACTATTTGTTCGTTATTAAACGGTTCAACTATTTGTTC